AGTGCTGCTATCATTTTTTCACCGTCTCGTGATTTAACCAAACTGCGAACATGCCGCTGAAGCAGCCGCATATCGTGCTGACAAACGCGGTCTGCTGGGTCGTCGCCTCAGCGCCGAGGTCATACATAAACCAGCTCGACGTTTCCCACACGAGCAGGCTGCTCAACAGCATCATGCCGCGCGGTAACAGCTTCCAACGCAAAAACCGTTCCATCGTAATCTCAGCCATTGACCAAGTTCCTTATGCGTCCGACCAGACGCTTCGCCCGGTTCGGGACCTGATCGTGCCAGCGGCTGTCTACCATCTGATCGGCGGCCTCGTTCCAATCCCGTGCGTCGACTGCGGCCTTCATGTTCTTAAATTTGGACAGCCGGGGATACCCGAGGTTAAAGCACATGTTGGCGATTACGAGCTGCGCCTCTTCCGGCAGCTCGTCGAAGTCGCTGTACAGCCGGTGGCAGTCCTCGATCGTCACAAGTATGTCGAGGTCAAACGCCTTTCGCACGCGCTCTTCTGACACTGGCGTGCCAACAGGCTCACCGTGTTCCGGGTCGGCCTCTACTATCAGATGGCCGATGCCAAACGTCGGCAGCCCGAGGTGGTCGAGATATATCTCGTACTTGCAGCCCTCGTCGTCGGCCAGTTCTTCACGCAGTCTGTCTTTGTTCATCGTCTCATTTCCCTGACAATTTCAATCGCCTTAAAAAACGACGCACGCTCCGCCTCAGCCTCATCAAATAGCTTGGCCGACACGCGCTTCGTATATTGGCGCACTGACCAGATTGGCAACCACAACGTGCGCCTATGCTCAGCGCCCACAAGGCATAATAGGTCATAGTCTTCCTCGCTCGGTAAATGTTTAGTCTTGCATCCACTGCTAAGCTGGAAATGATACACCGGGCTGCGACGCCTCTCATTCTTAACCAAGTGGCTAGTCTTAACTTGTACGCGATAAAATTCATTATCGTCACCCCAGCATACCAAATCAACCTTGTCCTGCTGCGCCATCGAGACGCGATACCCAAACTGTAACACAGCCGAGGCGGCGACGTACTCGCCCATCAAGCCGGTGGCGGTGTGACTTATCACGCTATCCCGATTGCCCCGGCTACCGACACCATAAAGAAAACAAACAGCCCAACGGCCACCGCGATTGTGCCGGATATTATTAGCGCAGCCTTTAGCCCTTCCATCATCTCATCGTGTTTAATCTGAGCTTCCTTTCGCGCCTTCGCCTGAGCCTCTCTCTGCTCTTGGATACGCTTTTGCCGTTCGGCAAGTATTGAAGCCCAAGTGCCGTGTCCGAAGCGCAGGTCGCACATCGCCGCAACTTCCCTGAGCGCCTCCGCCGCAAGGCGTTGGTCAATGATCTCTTTTGCCACGGTATCAACACCAAACTGATCACCCAGCCTCACGCCTGATTTTTTCGACGCCTTCTTCTGAACCTCGTCTGACCCTTGAAACAGCGCGTCGATGTCAGACGCAATGGTCGAAATATCTTTAGCGGTGCCGATTGTGCTTTTGATGCCGTCGACCGCCGCCTTCACAAGCGCAATCCCGGCCAACGCCTCTGCGACTACCATTAGGTCAGCCGCCCCGGCGTCAGTTGTTTGCATCTGTATTTTTGAGGCATGATCGCGCCCTTGTTTATCTGAGCTATAGCGTTGCCCATCTCATGCGCGCGGGATATGCAGCGCTCGCGGTCTTTGTACGGGCCGCGTGTGTCGTGATACTCATAGCATTGCTCTGGCACGACTACGCTACAAGCTAGGACTATAACCTTAAACATTGCCTTGGATACGCTTGATGATTTTCTGAACGGTCTTGGTTTCGTAAATCCTGATCAACACATAGGCGCCAGTAAACAGTGCAACAAAGTCAGGCACCATCGCCATATACGCCGCAACAGTCCCAGTGCCGGCGGCAACGTCCATAATGACTTTGTTTTCCTCGTTCATATCTATGCCTCAGGCCAATCATTGATGGGTGCGTTGCCAGATGGCTCGCCATCGACCATAGGCACGTCATATAGCGCCATAAAGCCAGCGTGGGTAGTCACAGCGCTGATAGCGGCTTCGATGTCGTTAGACGCCTTCCTGACTGCGGCGCGATAGGCCAGTGTGTCGGCATCAATGTCGGTGCCATTCTCAGCAGAACGCACAACCATCCAGTCGGTCGGTGCCAGCAAGCCAGCCGCTTCAACTTTGACCTGCGCGATTGCGTTGCTCTTTAGACCCTTTGTGACGACCTGAGATCCGCTGATGTCCAGCATAGGTGTGCCGTCTTGGTTAGTCGCGTTCACATCGTCCAGAGCGCGTTCAACGCCAGCCGTCCAGTAGAAGCGATTGTCGAAACGCTCAATTATTGGGTCAGCCTCATAAACCAGACCGATTTCAGCTTTTGTCTCATCGCTCAATAGCATCCAGTTGGCAGGATGATGTCCTGCCGCTGATGACCACGCCCGACCAGCGCGGATGACTTTACCATTATATTTGTATGCCATTGGTTATCTCCTATCTGGCGTTGGCGTATTTGAATGGGGCTTCGGCAAAGGCGAGGTAAATGTAGCTACCGCCTGATGCGTTTGTTTCACCATAAGTATCGTTACGCACCTTAAAGCCGTTACTTAAAAAATCTATATGAAGCAGGTTTGATGTGTATTCAGCATTTCCTAAGTTAGGCCACAGTATAAATTGCATCTGATTGTAGGTATCTCTTTTGTTATCATAAAGAACCCAACCTGCTGTGCTATCTGTTCTTTTTATTATGACAAAAGCTGGCCTGAACCCTGTGTAGGAAAACGACCCATCTGCGGAATTGTTGCCGACATATTTGCCGACCTTGCTGTAGCCGTCAACGCTGTGGAAAGCATACCCAATCATAGGCCTGCCTGTTTGGGCTAGGTAACTACTCAAGGCAATTGTCGTGTCGTTGGCAGCGTTGTAACCACCTTGAAAGTATGTACTAGCAGCGTTGTTCTGACCTATGTCTAAATTTAAGTAAAGTACATGACCTGCTGTTATATCTTTATGAAACCCTTCCCAATTTCTACTATTGTTGAGGTCTTTCGTCATAAAAAACTCAGGTGTTTGGGTTAGCCCGTGACCAATATTCCCGTCAGCCCCAGAACCTGTCCAGCTAATTATACTAAACCCAGCCTCAGGTGCAGCCGATACTTGTGACGTAATACTGCCATCAGTGTTGCTTGCCGCTGTGCCGCCAGCTTTCCAGTTCCAGCTAACGTAGGTATCACCAGAACCGTTAGTTGCATCAAACGTACCATCTGAACCATCGTCAACAGTAAAGCCATCGCTATCAAATGATGTTAAGCCACCAAAACTTGCTGTTGAAATAGCAGAAGCATTTTCTTCGTCTGTACCATTACTACGCAACACATTGTCTGCGCCACGCACACTGTCGAATAAGGCGTGTGATGCTGTGCCGTTCCTTGTTTTAATCCAAGTCCAGTCGGGCTGAAACCCAACGCCAGTAATTGCGTTGGACGAAGAGCCATCACCAGTGTACAGCACAGTGTTAAAGTAATCGTCAGCCTGTTTTGCGCTTTTCGGGCTGATGGTTGGTTCGCTCAAAGAGCTTGCCGCCAAACAAAGATAATCTGTTGGCGGCGCATAAGCAAAATCACCGATGCCGTTTGCATCTGCATTGCCCCCAGCAGATATTGCACCAGCAAAAGTGCTATCTTGACCAAAATTTATAGTGCCTACCCCTGTATTGTTGCCACAGGCAATGTAAACTAGAGACGCTTCCAAGTCTGCTGTTGTAGCTGTCATTGTAGGATTAGCACCGGTTGATGGGTTTCCTGTAGTTCCACCCGATGAATCATACCAACTATTGTTATACCCAAACCATATCTCGCCACTATCAGTGTCCCAAGCAACTTGAAATATATCACCAGCACTAACAGTTTGTGCAGGGTTTGCTACTGATGTTCCCTCATCAACAAGAAAAATGTCTGCTGGTGCGCCTCCAGAATATGCCATTCTCCAGCTATTTGCCCCTGTGTTAGTTGGGTGAGCAGTTGTTGTGGTATACTCTTCTGGTATAATAAGACCTAAAGCTAGTTCATTTTTTATGGTAGACCAACGAACCTCTGCGTAAAGTTTGCCTGTTGCTTTCATAGTCGCGCAGCTTACAGAGTTTGCTGGTAAACTTGCTTTTAAATTACCTTCGGAAAGTGTTGCTTGTGCAAACCAAGTTCCACCGCCGCCACTGTTTTGAAGTGGGTTTAATGTCGCAAAGTTATTAGTCGGGCTGTCCAGCACGACATCGTGTACGGCTAGGTTGTTTGCAGTAAAGTTATTAGTATTGCCGGATGTGTCATCATAAAAATTAAAATCGGCAAAGGGTGAAAATGAACTAGCAATAGCGCTAGTAACAGTTCCAGTTACATTATTAGAACTTGCGTCTTGGGTTAATGTTGTAGTTGTGCAAGCTAAAATTCTAGTGTTTGTAATATTAGTCAGGGTAGACGTAGGCACTGTTATTGTAGAACCGTTTGCATAAACAGCAGAGCCAACCACCAAACGTACATTGCTAATATAGCCATCAAAGGTGGTGTTTGATGTAGCGTGTGCTTTGTTAACTCTAAACTCAGGAATATCAAAAGTCTTGGTGTTAGAATTTTGCGTTGATCCAACCTGAGAACCGTCGAGCCAACAAGTGATTGTTCCTGAGTTTCTATTAATCGCTATGTGATGCCATTGTCCTGCCACCACAGCGCCGTTGGCGAATGTGCTAAATGTGTATGCCGTACCATTGCCATAATACAAATAAATTTTTCTAGTGCTTATATTCAGATTTACCATAAAATACCCAGCAGGACTGGTTGTGCTATAGTAACCGATAAGATTTGATCCGCCTGACACTTCTGCAGTTGTAGGGTTAAAAAAGAACTCTACTGTGAAATCATCACTGGCACCAATTTCATATTGAGTACCCGGATCTGTCCAAGCTATATAACCATTATCATCTTGATCGAAAAAAGCAGACGCACCGTTTGCTGTGTCCTGTGCGGATGGCAGGTAGAAACCATTTGTACCATAGCTACCGCTGTACTGCTTTGGCACCCAGATGCCGTTGATGGTTTCGCCAAAGCTGGTGGGGTCTAGGGCAGTGCCGTCAATGAAGTTGACCTCTGCCATATAGCCGTCATAAGGTAGGCTAAAAGCAGCATTTACAGATTGTGCGCCTACAGCATGCGCATAAGTATTGTTTATTTCCCAATCAGCATTTGTTGGAAAAGTTCCCGATAAAGTTTGTTGAGTTCCGTTTACATATAATTTACATCTGTTTGACGCTGTTGATTCAGTTACATCAAATGTGAAAACAATATGATACCAACTTGAAACGTCTCTATAAACAGCAGTTGTGCTGATACTGTATGTTGCCGCACCACCAACAAAAAATTGAATTTTATCATCACTTGTAAAACGCAAAGCAGCGTAATTAGGTGATGTTGTGCCAGCACTAAACAAGGCTTGATTACTAGCTAAAGTTCCACGCTTAACCCAAGCACTCCAAGTCCACGTCTTGCGATTGCCAGCAGACGCAGGTGTGCGGCTAAGATACGCACTATCGTCATCATTAAACCGCAAAGACTGGTTGATAGCATGACTACCTAAAATTCCACCGCCGCCAGCCGCACCTACGTTACCGCCGCCGCCAATACCGAATAAACTGCTCATAATACCACCTTATGCTGGTGTCGATACGTTCAGGCTGCGCCCGATCTCAAACATGCTGGTGCCGTCAGATAAAAAGACAAGCACATCGCGGGCAGCCGCCGTTGTGGTCAGCGTTGGCGCTGTGCCAGCAGCGAACTTGTAGACTGCATTCCAAGTGCTGATTAGGCGTGTGCCAGTGCCGTCTTGAATGAGGCTTAACACATAGACGCCGCCGTCCTTAATATTGGTCGGGGCATTAAAGGTGCGGTCGCCTGCCAGCGTCACGCTAGTCACCTGATTTGCTGATGCGTCCCAGTCTATGCTTGCGCCGTCAGTCAGTGTGGTAGCGTCAAAGTTCTGCGTCGCGCTAAACTCTTGCGCCACCGACAGGCCAGCGATTGTGGCGTCAGCGTCCGGTACGGTCAGCACACGAGTGTTGCCAGTGGTGATGCCCACCGCATCGAAGCGCACCTGCTTGGTGTCGTCAGTCGGATCAGACAGAGTGAACGTGTCTTGAATGGCAGCCGCGCCAGCGTTCATATCGGCCAAATGCGCCATAACCTCACGCAGTGCGTTGTTGACGTCACTCGGCACCATTGTGCCTTCGCCGAGATCTATGCTGTCGATGTCGGTGTTTCCAGACGCGCTGGCGTCATACTGTGATATTTTCGTCTTAGCCATATCTATCTCCTAGTTAGGCATTTATAGCATATTTGCGCGCCCGCGTCATTGCCCCATCCGGCGCTGGAACGGCAGGCTCTCGGTGATGTCTACGCGGGGTAGCTCTTGCGCTAACAGGCCAGCGGCGGCTGGTGATTTCATAGCTGCGCTAACGCCCTGCATGATGCCCGGTATGTCTCGGCCGAATTTTCTAGTCCCGCCCAGAACAGCCTGAGCCAGTGGCGAGTAAACCGCACCGGTGCCACCGGCGATCAGCCCTGTCGTTACCGGGTCAACAAATGCACCGCCGCCAAGCGTACCCATAGCGAGCGCCAACCTTCCTGCTGTGCCACTGTCAGGCACCTTTGTGCCAATTACGTCCGCGCCAGTTTCGGCAAGCTCCTGCATACGGGCGCCGCCTCTGGCAAGCACAGACGGTGCGCGGCGAGACTGTGCGTACACTTTCTCTAACAGCTTCGCAGGCGTAACCTCACCGGCCATACCCTTTGCAGACGCCGCCATTTGCATAGGCTTGAAACGAGAGTAAGCCGCGTCGATGTTGGCGATCTTGCCAGCCTTGTCTGGGTTAAACTTTCCAAGCGTCGTTGTCAGCTCCTCAGCCGCATCACTCAACGCCTCGCCAAGACTGCGCTGGTAAGCATCTGGTGACGTCATATATTTATATGCTTCCTTACGCAGTGCGCTTTGCGCCTCTTTAAAAGCCGTGCCTGTCAACCTGCCGTCGGCTACGCGGTCGCCCAGCTCTTTCATTATTGTTCTGGAATATACGCCAGCCTCTTGCTTGGGCAGTGTGGCGGCAACGTCAGGTATTTGCGATATGATCTGATTTGGCGACGGTATGTTTATATCTTTCAAGACATCGTCATACGCCTTGTTAATTATGCTTTCGGTCTTGATGTATGCGTCACGACCCTTCACGCCCTTTGGCAGTGTCTGCCCAAGTGGTGCCAGCGCCTCATCATACGCGGCACGCTCAAATCCGGTGACGGCGCGTCTGCGTGCGCCGCCTATCAGGAAGTCAGCTACCGGCAGTCCAGCCAGACGCTCCTCGATGCCGCCGGTGATGCCGCCAAACTTCTGACCGACTGTGAGCGGCACGCCCTTCTTGATAAGCTCTGCCGCGCCCGCTGTTACCGCTGGGGCGGCTTTTTGCAGACCCGCGCCAAGTCCACCAGCCACAACCATTGACTGCGGCACGTCACTCATTTCCTCTGCCGCACCAGCGCCATACGCCCCACTCATATAACCGGCCTGAGCTGTTTTACCGGTAAGAGCTTTTGGCGCTTTCTGACCGGCTTTTGCGGCGGTTTGGCGAATAGCCTCAGTCAATTCTGGGGCAAACTTCTGTCCGCCCTTTGCAATACCTCTGCCAGCCAAACCAGCCGCGCCCATTGGCATAGCTATCGACGACGCAATCTCTGAGCCATACGCAGTCTTTGGATATTCAGAACGAAACTGCTCAAGCTCTTTGCGAACCTGATTGCGTGCCTGCTTGTACGTCTGATCTCCGAGTATGCTTCGGACAAACCCCTCAGCCTCGTCGGCCGTGCCAAACGTAATGCCCTGCCCGATTGACCTAGCCAGACCAGAGGCAAACTCCATCACATCGAACCCACCGACTGACGGCGTTTTATCTGAGGCGCCTTCAGAAGATAGTGACGCCAATTCTTCTGGTGTTGCTTCTCTAATAGCCATTATTCAACCACCATCACTTTGTTGTCGGGGGTTCTATAAAAAGACTTGCCGCCTTTTCTTTCAATAAACACAGAGCCTTTTGGCAACTGGCTAACATTAGATGGTGCCATTTTCTTTTGAAGATAATCAAAAGCACCGCCAGACTGCGCCTTCATTGCATCAATAGCGGTTTTACGCGCCAGCCGCTTTTGCTCTATCGTGGCGGCGCTTTCACCGGGCTGTGGGAAATACTTCATGTCTTCGGTTTCAAATTCTGTAGCGGAGATAGCGGCTCCAGATTCCTTACGCAAAACCGCAGTGATAAAATTCATTTTAGCGGCCAAATACTGTTGGCCTGCGTCACTCATTCCGGTTGCCCTCAATGATAACGGCAATAGGCTTGCGGCGTAATCTTGTATGTTTGCTGGGTCGTAACCGCCAGACGTTACATTTTCAAATGTTTGTGTCGCCTCAATCATCCTGTTAGTAAATGCGCCCGCGAGCTTTTCATCATTATTAAATGTAGGTTCTTTCTGACCAATAACACGCTCACCAGCTTTAATACCGGCAGGCGTAGGCAAATTGCTTAAATCCATACCGGGAACCTGCACAGTTGTAATAGTTCCATCAGTCGCAGTTCTTTGCTCTGTTCTTGGCGTTGATAGAGCTTGATATGCTATTGCGTATTGCTGTTTCTGAGGCTCTGTGGCTGTTCCATCTTTTATTGATGGCGATAAGCTCAAAAGAACATTTCTATCTTGAGCCGCTACGCTTGTACCTTTGTAAAACTGGCCAGCCGTACTCAACTTTTCCGCAATCTCTGCTTGCGTCAAAAGATTTGCTAACTGCTGTTGCTGCGCGCCCGAGTAGCCCTGAGAGCCAGCCGCAGCCATCTCAGCCAATACACGGCCGAGCGACACCGGTGTAGGCGAATAGTCACTAGCCCGCGCACCTGCTAGTGCGGCTTGACTAATCGCCTGACCGACCGGTGACGTCAGCGGCTGGCTAAATGCGCCCATAAACCCGCTAGGTTGGCTCGGTGGCGGTGTTGGCTTGGACATTGACAGTACGCCGGGCATAGGCATGCCAGACGCCGCCTGCTGAGCTTCCTGCGCCTTTTTCATCTGCGACTGACGTAACACTTCCCGCATCATAGGTGATAGCGTTGGTGTTGCTGGGCGCATCATCATTGGCGGGTTGCGACGATTGCCGCCAAAGCTGCGTTGGCCGTATTGGTTGGTGGCGCTAACTCCGGCTGACGGCGCCAAGCGTGATGGCATCTGCAACCGATTAAATCTATCGCGTATACTGTCCATACTAAGCCCCCAATAATCCTGCTAAGCCGCCTGCCGCCGCTCCAATGCCGGGGGCGCCAAACATGCCACCGAGCTGAGCGCCGCCGAGTGCGCCAGACAGCGCCGAGCCAATAGGTTGACGGTATACCGGCTGAGACTTATCGCCGCCAACCGTGCCGCCCTGTATGATCGACATGTAATTCGCCAGAGCGTTGAGTGGACTTTCCTGCTCAAACTGGAAGCGCTGCATGTCCGCCTCAAGCTCTGCCTGAGACTGCGCCTCGCGCGC